CTAATAAAATGTTATGTTTACCACAATGTTTTTTTCATTTATTTTTTTTAGTTGAATATTTTTGATAAATAAATTCATAAACTGCTTTTTTTCAAGTGAAGATAGAAGTGACCATTTATTCTTAATATCATTGACTATACGTCTCACAGTGTCACTATCTATCTTTTCATTTTGGTTTAATCCTAATTTATTTAATTCTCTTTTTATTTCTTCAAGTGTATTTTTTGTTTCTTTCATTCGATCAGCAAATTCTTCATCAGTCATTAAATCATTTGACCATGCTTTTTGAAATTTTTCTCTTTGTCTCTCGATTTTAGATAATTTCTTCTTTAAAACTTCTTTTTCATCGTCCTCTTTTTTTAATTCAGGAACTTTTGTAAAACGATAATCATCAATATAATCCAAAAAGGCTTTTTCTATTTTTTTTTCACTGGAAGAAAAGGCTTTTTTCTTGTTTAAAACACAAGCTTGACAACGATATCGATTGTGTTCAATATCTTTATTATCTTTTTTTCTGTGGTACCTTACTCTTTCGCAAGTTAAATGATTACCGCAATTCGGGCAAAGTAATTTCATCTGAAAAATGAAGATAGATGTAGTTTTGCGTTTTTTGAAATTTTGACGACTAGATAGTAGCTGTTGAACTTTCATAAATCTATCTTTTGTAATGATTCCAGGGTGTGCATTTCCTATTATTTCATTAGACCACCTTACAGCTCCGTACATGGCGTGATTAGAGAGAATGTTCAATATGGTACGTATATGCCACTTGTAACCTCTTATGGGCTTAATATAGCTATCTAAATGATCAGCGAGTTGTCTGATAGAGTAACCCTCTTCAATTTTCCCTACCATATCTAAAATCACTTTGCTTTCTTCTGGATTTATGATTAATTTGCTATGTTCATTTTTATCAAATCCAAAAGGTGCTTTTGCTGAATATTCACCTTGCCTAGCTTTTTCTAATTGTCCCATGCGTACACGTTCACCTAAGTTTTCCCTTTCCCATTGAGCAAGTGCAGCGACGATAGTTATAAACATTCTTCCCATAGCTGTGGAAGTGTCATATACTTCTGTTGCTGATTTAAAATCACAATTGTATTCATCGAATGTATCTAGTAATTTGTATAGGTCCATAACAGAACGTGTTAGACGATCTAGACGATAAACTAAAACAGTATTAATTAATCCTTGTTTTATATGCTCCAACATAGTATTTAATTGCGGACGGTTTGTATCTTTTGCTGATATTCCTTCATCTACATAGAATTTAAAATTATTCCAATCTTGAGCTATACAATACGCCTTTAATTTTTCTCTTTGAGCCGAAATGGAAAATCCATCTCGGACTTGTTCTTCAGTAGAAACACGAATATAAATTCCAACTGTCATAATGATCCTCCTTTTAAAAAGAGGACAGCGAGCAAGGCTGTCCATTAAATATTTAGCGCTAAATATTCAATTCATCTAGGTGTTAGTCTAATGCAACTATGTACATTACTACTTTACCGTGTATTTTTATGTTCATAGAATCTTCATAAGAAACTGTGTAATCGAAGAAACGATTATCATATGAATCTGGTCTGAATATTAGTCGTTTATTTTCCCTGTCATTAAAAAAGCGTTTTACAGAGTAATCACAACCATTACTAAAAACAACTATGTCATTATCATAAATCTCTTCTAAATTCACTTCTTTTACAGCAATTAAAGAAGAGTGAGGTATAACTTTGTTCATTGAATCACCATTTACACGAGTTATAAAAATATCTTCTTTACCTGCCCATTTTCCCATTAATGAATCAGGAATACGTATAGTTTCTAAATCCATTTCGGTCATTCCATCAACTTCTAGTGGCAAACCAGCTGAAATTGAAGTTGGAACATAAGTATAATCACATTCATGTATTAAAGAAATGGTTTGAGTATTAGTTTTATAAACTTCGTTTGTAGGTGGAAACAAATCGTTAATTGATATATCCAATGCTTGCGCTATTGCAAACAACACATCTTGTTCAGGTTCGTTTGTACCATTTTCATATGATGAAATTGTATTATGTTTTTTTCCTATTCGTAATCCTAATTCTTTTTGAGTTATTTTCTTTAGTTTCCTAAAGTTTTTAATTTGTTGACCAACATATTTAGAAACATCTTGTTTCATGAAGTTTCACCTCCTTTCTGGTTCTATTATATCATATTTCATGAAGTTTTAAACTAAAAATTTCATGAAATAAGAAAAATAATAATAAATTTCATAAATCATGAAAATAATTGTTGAATTTTGTCATAACTTCATGTAATATGAAGTTGTGGAAAGTGAGGTGAATTATTTTGCAAGACAAATTAGTATCATTACGTATGTATAATAGGTTAAATCAACAGAATATGGCTGATTTAATAGGGGTGGATAAGAGAACGTATGTTAACAAAGAACATGGAGTTACTCAATTTAAAGCTAATGAAATGTTTTTAATTGCTCAGAGATTCGGGAAAGGAATTGAAGAAATTTTTTTACCAACAAACTTCATGAAACGTGAAGTTTTGAGGGCGGAGGAAGTAGAAAGTGAAACATACAATATTGGATAACCCACCAAGCGAAGAAACGGCATTAAAAATGGTCGGATTTTTTATGAAGACATTGGTTCCTCGTGCGTTGGAAGAAGAGCGTAGAGCTAAAGAGGGAAAAATAAAAAAGGAAGGTGAGTTAATTGAAGAACGGTAAAAAACCAACCAAGAAGGAAAAGATTCATATCGAATCGTACAATTTGAATCCTGATAATTGGCTGATTTTCAAGAAATTGAGCGATGAATTACACTTGGTGCATCGTTATGCAAATGCAACTAAAGTAATTCCAAATTTATAGGAGGTAACTAATATGGATCGATTAACTGTAGTAAATGAAAGAAATAACAACTTGGTATTTGAAAGTAATGGTGAAATTGTAACTGACAGTTTGACGATTGCAAGTATGTTTGGAAAAGAACATAACAATGTATTGAAAGATGTTCGTAAACAAATCGATTATGCAGGTGAAGAATTTGGACAGGTAAATTTTCACCAGTCCACTTATATTAATACGCAAAACAAACGAATGCCTAAGTATGATTTAACAGAAGAAGCATTCACATTAGTTGCAATGAGTTACAACACAAAAGAAGCTGTACAAATGAAAATTAAGTTTATTGAAGAGTTCAAACGTATGAAGCAACACATACAAAATCATCAAAAAATACCTAAAGATCCAATGAGTGTATTGAAATTAACATTTGAGGCCTTAGAAGGACAAGCCCAAGAAATTCAACATATTAAATCAGATGTAAAAGACTTACGAGAAAACGCTCCTTTATATGCTATTGAATGTGATGAAATATCGAAAGCTGTAAGGAAGTTAGGTGTTCTTCTACTGGGTGGGAAAGATTCTAATGCTTATCAAGATACTAGCCTTAGAAAAAAACTATATAGCGATATTTATAGTCAACTACATAGAGAGTTTGGGGTTAATAGTTATAAAGCTATTAAACGACATCATTTAGAGAGAGCTATTCAAATCATTAATGAAGAATATTCGATTCCAATTGTTTTAGAAGAAGAAATTACAGCTACCAATGCACAAATAAATATGGCGGAAGTCCAGTAGGAGGAATTAACATGCAACAAAAGATTTTAGTAATTACTAGTAATTTCGCAGGTTTTCCAGGTATCAGTGAATTTAACTCAAAAGATGCTGCGAAAGAAGAAGTTAAAAAGTTAATTGAAAAAGGCGTAAGTCAAAAATCAATTCGTGTAACGCAAGTAATCCCTATGAATATCGATATTCAAGTGGACGTTGAATTTTAATAAGAAAGGTTTAGGTGAGATAAGAAATGCAAGTCATGATTGATTTAAATGCGTTTGCTGATGGAGCGCTTGCTGAAAGGTTTCATCAAGAGTTTGAGCGCGTAATGGAAAATATGGCGGATTTAAATACTGATCCGAAAAAAGCAAGAAAGATTGTTTTAACACTTTCGTTTGCTGGTGATAAAAAGCGTGATGTATGGAATTGTCAAGTTCAAGCAACTTCGAAACTAGCACCAACAGAAGTGGTAGAGTCTAAGATTCTATTAGATATGGACCAAAACGGAAATTTAGTTGGGCAAGAGTTAGCTTCTGGAATCCAAGGACAATTTTATATGGATCTACAGGGTGATGTAAAAACAGATGTTGGACAACCTTTAGAAGAAGCGGAAGAGGTAGAACAAAACAAAGCTGTAGATAAGCAAACGGTAGTAATTGATTATTTAAAAACAAAATCAAATTAAGAAACGAGGAAATGAAAAATGACTATGACAAGAGAAGCAATTGAAAAGGTATTAGAGGTTGGAACGATTGAAACACATAAAATCGGTGAACAAACATATTCAACACAACGATTACATCTTGTGCAAGAACCAACACCAGCAGAAATTGTTGTACGTAGTTTATCTGGTTTAGTAGATTATGTGAAATCAGAATTTGATACAACTGAATCTGTAATGATTCATATTGTAAATCCAACAACAGTAAGTTGCTTTACAGCGGTTAATGGAGATAAAGCTAGAAGTACATATATCCAAGCGCAAGCATCTACTCCACGTTTTAATTTTGGAAGCTTTTACGACAGGGAAGAATTTAATATTGCATTGCAATCAGGTTTTGTACAAAACAATCATCGAGATATCGTTTTACAGGTAGTAGGTACAGTCGTAGAAGAAGATGTAAAAGAAATCGGAGATGACGGTGTATCACAAGCTGTAACGGTGAAAACAGGGGTTGCTAGTAGAGGGAATGCGAAAGTACCAAATCCAGTTCAATTAAGCCCATATAGAACATTTGTTGAAGTAGAACAGCCAGAAAGTAAGTTTGTATTTAGAATGCGAGAAGGTGCTCGTTGTGGGTTGTTTGAAGCTGATGGTGGGGCTTGGAAGCTAGAAGCAATGAATAACATTAAAGAGTACCTAAATAAAGCATTATCGAAAGAAGTAGAATCTAAAAAGGTGTTTATTTTAGCTTAATGGACATTATAACGGTAGAAAGTACAACGAATGTCTGCATCTTTGGATTAGGGTTTGCGGTACTAATGTATGGAATTTATAAAGGCGGTACTTTCATTGAACGAAAGTTTGATGAAAGTGATCACTTAGAAAGGGAGCGTTTAAACAATGGGAACAGAAAACAGAGTGCTCCAAAAACATTTGAAAATGGCATCAGAATTAGAAAAAGAGCGTAAGGAATGCATACACAACCGACATCTTTTATATAAACAAATGGAACAAGCGAATAGAAATGGTGACAAAATTGCTTATGTTGAACTTCATGATTTATACCAAAAGCAAAATAGCAGAGATTTAGAAATATCAAAGGAGCTATCAGCTATGTACTTTAAGAAAATGAAAAATGATTTTTCTAAGGAAAGTAAACAGGTTTTAGAAGTGGCAAATCGTTTGGAAAAAGTGGGAGGAAGAAAAGAAGTGGTAGATAGAATTAGGCGGAATGTATGAAAGAAGAACCCGCTGCAACGGGTCCTATAAGAAAAAATATTTCATGATAATTATAACACCGATTAAAGAATTTGTGAGGTAGGTATTATGGGGATTATAAGAGTAGAAAAGAACAGAAATTATTCTGTCATAAATAATACCGGTTTAAGAGATGAAAGGCTGTCGTGGAAAGCTAAAGGAATTTTAGCTTATATACTCACACTTCCTGATGATTGGGTGTTTTATAGGGAAGAGTTAGCTACACACGCAAAAGATGGGATAGATAGTTTGAAAAGCGGTATGAAAGAATTGAAAGAATATGGATATGTGAAACGTACTCCTATAAGGAATGATAAAAATAAAATTGTTAGTTGGGAAACTGTAATACATGAAGTTCCACAAGAGGAGCCACTGGCGGATTTTCCACCAGTGGAGAATCCACCGGTGGAAATCCCTCCGGTGGAAAATCCACTACTACTAAATACTAATATACCAAGTACTAATAAACTAAATACTAATTATTATCATGATGATAATAAAGAATCGAAATCACATGTATTAGTCGATGAAGAATTTAAGGTCAGTTATAGCTTTTTAAAAGGTGAAGGTATTCCATTAAGTGAAATTGCAATTACGGAATTAGGAGAGTTTTGTGATTCGTTTGGTAGCGAATTAATTAAACATGCTGCTAATAAAGCTATAGATGAAAATAAGCCAAGATGGAATTATATTAAAGCTATTTTGAAAAGCTGGGAAAAACAAAAAGTAAAAACATTAGATGATGTTGCTGCATTAGATAAACGTTTCGAAATGAGCAAGAACAAACGATTTAATGGATCAGGAACAAGTCGTTCAAATAGAACAGAAGTTGTCCCAGATTGGTTACGTGAAGATGCTGAGCCGCCCAAGATGGAAATAGAAAGACAACACTCGCAATCTACTGATGAAGAGCGTAAGAGATTACAAGAGGTGTTGAAACAATATAAATCATAGGAGTGATTTACATGTTAGAAATCTTTGGTGATGTAGGAGAATGGTGTGATATTTGTGGCGATGGAATAAAGCCAGGAAAAGAGAGCACCATGTATATAGAGGGCTGTGAAAAGATGCTTTGTAAGACCTGTAATGGTGACATGCAACAAAAAGCGAAAGTAATAGATGTGCGTGTGTTAAAGGATGTTTTAACTCAATTAACAATTCAGTTTGGGCGTGAAAAAGTAAGACAGTTTCATTTAGCTGCGGCTGAAGCATTAGTAAAAGAAAATAACATCTCGTTAAATATAGAAAAACGTGGCGGTAAGTTTAACCAGGAGAAACTAGGAGAATTTATTTTTCTCTCTACTCAGGAATTACTAACGTTAATTACATTTTTGAAAAGAAAGATTGATAGTCATCTATGGATGAATGCTGTTATAGGAATCATCTTAGAACGGAAAATGACAATTACTCTTTTACCGTTAGAAGGTGCGTTGCTTGACTGAACAAATTACGATGGAGCATGACTTTATTTATGAACCACTAATAGATACTTATATGGTGGATATTGTTACGGAATTAGGATTCAAATTAGAATTCTGTGAAGCAGAAACAAAAGAAGAAGCAGCAAAGATAATTCGTGAAAAATATCGTAAGAATTATAGTTTTAAGATTCGTAGTATTGAAGTTTCTAATAGATCGTTAAAAGAAATTCAAGAACTTAACTAATAATTGAATAGGAGAAGATATTCATGCGGGATCCATATGATTATTATATAACTCCAGAAGAATATGCCATCGCAGAGAAGAACGGGATTTGCAGAAGTACTTTGGAATATAGAATCCGTAATGGTATGTGGGAAAAAGAGATAGCTATTACTAAAAAGCCTCAAAAAACAGCAGAATGGCATAAGGTAAAAGAAATTGCGTTACAAAATAATATTTGTAGAAACACATTTGAGGATCGAAGAAAAAGAGGGTGGAACTTAGTAGATGCAATGACTAAGCCCCCAATGAGTCGAGAGGAATCTTTGAAACGTGCAAATCAATTTAATAAAAATAATCGTGTACTGACAGATGAACAAATACACCAAGCTAGAATCAATGGTTTAAAACGAAGTACTGCATATTATCGATTTAAGAAATTGAAATGGGATATTGAAGAAGCGACAACTTCTCCGATTTTATCAGCATCAGAACGTGGGCGTAAAGGTAAAGAAGCATCACCGTGGTCTAAGATGGTTATTCCATCAAGAGAAGAAAGAATGAAGCGTAGAAAGTTAACTTATATAGCAAATTAGTTTGAATTCATAAATCTTTAATTAAGGAGAAATGGAAAATGAATTTACAGATTGATGGGAAGCAAGTAACGATTGGTCAATGGGTAGTTTGTGAAATGAAAGATGCAATGATGATTGCGCAAGTTCGTAGAGTAATTAAAGATACATTTCACAACAAAGTGGAGTTATGGGGATCCTGGGGATGCAAAGGTGTAATACATGGTGAATGGGGTTGTAATCATGCTGATAAGTGTAGATATGCAACAGTGGAAGAGATTAACGAGGAAAGTTTAAGACAAGTATTCGCTAAAAAAGGACGAAAACCTAATGAGTATCGTTCTGGTGACGTTGTAACAGATGATGTATATGCATCACGTGTTTTACATGTAATAGAGGGCAAAGCGACGGTACAAGTTATGAATTCGCATCAAACATATGAGGTAGCAACAGATAATTTGGAGATCCTTTTCTTTGCTGAAGATATGGCTGGATAAAAATATAAAGTTAGGTTTTTGAATATTCGATATTCTATTCCAAAGAGAACAAGTGAACAACCGGTTTGTTTGCTCTCTTCTAAATAAAGGAGTGGCGCAATGTTAGCACTACATAAAATCACAGATGCAGAATTGAAGCTTGATTTTGATTTAAAAGAACTGTTTAACATGCAAAGAAAGTTAGATACAAGGATTAATTATAAAGGAGAAGATAGAGCTGAATTGAAATTCTTTTCACTACATGTGGAAGTCAACGAAGCCTGGAACGAAACGAAGTCATTTAAGTTTTGGAGTACGAAATTTAAAGAACCCGATCGAGACAAGTTACTAAAAGAATTGGTTGATGCATTACATTTTATGCTTTCAATTGTTCTGGATTTAAATCAGAGCTCACGTAAAAAAGATAAGGTTAAACAATTTAGATATGTAAACATGCACAGCAGAAACATATACAGTATTAACCGTTTGTTCGAAATGTGGAGCACATCCGTATTTAAAGCGAAAAAGAAGTGGGTTGCATATAGAATCTTCCCTGAAAAGGATTTACGAGACATGTTCGGGACTTTCTTACGTATCAGCTATCTATACGGATTTACGTATAAAGATGTTGTAACTGCTTATAAGGATAAGAACGCAGAGAATTTCAATAGACAGGAAACAGGATATTAAGACCAAATTTGAATTTTGTACGAAAGTGAGCTGATTTTCTTGAAGGAAAATTACAAATTTAAAATGTGGGATTGGGACGAAGGTCGTTTCTATGCCATCCCAATGGAAAATGTTGTAGAAGCGATATACTTTGCTTGGAATTACGAATTTAATGTGTATGAGATTGATTCAGGTGAAATGATTTTTTCGGGTCAATTAGACAATGAAGATAACTCAGAGATGTTAAAAAAATATGGATTAAGAGTTATTAATGCAGATAAACTCCGTCAACTACAGAACATTGAAACAGGTGAAATTTATAAGGCAAGCTGGGAGAAATAATGCAATTGAATTTTAACAAAAGCGTTATTTTATAACTCAAAATAAAAGAACCCGTTTGTTATAAACGGATTCTTCACACAAGGTCTGCAAGAAATTCAAGGTGACTGGACGAGAGTACTCTATGGAATTCCTTGCAATAATAATGTATTCAAAGGGATCAAAAAGGTTAATGGAAATTAAACAAAATCCTTATTTGAAAATTAAAGAGCGCCTTGAGAGGAAGGCGCTCTGACCAAAACTAATGTTGAAAAAGGATACCCAAGATATTGTATGTATGTTTTTTAGATAGGTGAATTTTTATAACAAAAGCGTTATTTGAATAGGAGAAATAATAATGAAAACGGTGATTGTAAACTAATTTTTTAACATTTTATACAATTTAGCACATAATAAATATTAGAGGGAAGGAGGTGTTGATGTGGACCGATTTAGAAGAATATCTGATACTCAAAGGTTTATAGATCCTGCTACTATAGGACCGACTTTCCCTCCACTGCCACCCATTACTTTTCCAACAGGCCCAACTGGAATAACAGGCGCAACTGGAGTAACAGGCCCAACTGGAATAACAGGCCCAACTGGAATAACAGGTCCAACTGGAGTAACAGGTCCAACTGGAATAACAGGCGCAACTGGAGTAACAGGTCCAACTGGAATAACAGGTCCAACTGGAGTAACAGGCCCAACCGGAATAACAGGTTCAACTGGAATGACAGGCCCAACTGGAGTAACAGGTCCAACTGGAGCCACAGGTCCAACGGGAGAAACGGGTTCAACTGGTGCCACGGGTCCAATTGGAGCAATACAAACGACAAATGTATTGTATTTTACTTTTTCAGACGGACAAAAACTTGTCTATACAAACGCTGATGGCTTACCACAATATGGGACAACACAGATATTATCACCAAGTGACGTTTCCTATATAAATTTATTTATAAATGGAATTCTTCAGCCGTTATCTTCGTACCAGGTTGTAGCTGGACAGTTAACTTTGTTAGATCCTGAAGCCCCAGTACAGGGAGCTTCAATTATTCTGCAATTCATTACTATTAGTTAAAAAAAGGACAGATTTCTTTATTAAGAAATCTGTCCAAAAGTAAAAGATGCAGATTAAGTTACGATAAATTCAACAGTAACTGGGATTGCAGGATCAAATGCATCACCACCTGGAATTGTGATTGCTCCAGTTGGGCCAGTAGTAACACTTGAATCTCCGCCCGGTTGAAGCACACCGTTTAGATAAAAACTATAATACGTGAAGGATGGAAATGCTGTAGCAGCAATTGCAAACGTAGCACTTGTACCTGTATCCGCACCTAGTGTAGAAGTAAATCTTCTGGAAGCTATAAATGGAGGTATGATAGCCATTGGTATTCACCTCCTTTTCAATTTTATTAGGACTAGATTAGGAGAAAACTTGTCCTATATTGTGTTCTATGATGTACCTAAATACTAGAAACGGCTTATGTATTAGGATTTAAGTACAATTATTAAATTAGATACATTGATATTGAATAAAAACGCTATTTTGTACTTAATAAATAACAAAGCAGCTAGCTTAATGAACTAACTGCTTTGTCGTCTAACAATGACGATACCCACAATACTTTGTAACTTAAGGTTACAACTATAGTATGAGCAGAAGCGAACATGTTATGCAAAAAAGCTAAATAAAAACTTTATTAAGCACAACAAAGCAGCTAGTTAATAAAACTAACTGCTCGTTGTACAAAAGAAAATTAGGCCCTACAAGTAAATGATATGTAACTTTAAGTTACAGCTATATTATAAGCAGAATTAAAAATATTATGTGAAAGTGAAAAAGAACTAAATAAAAACTTCATTTTGTTTGTAGGATATTTTTTCACCAAAAAAGAGCGCAATAGATAAGCGCTCTTTTCGAGAGTTAATATAAATTCCTATCATTCTATACTAGTATATGCTCTACAGTATGTAATTGCTACAAAAATGGACGTCAATTTTATTTAAGAATAGAGGCTTCTTGTAATGAAGCCTCTATAAGGAGAACTGAAGTTACGTTACAGTAAATTCAATCGCAATAGGAGTAGCTGGATCTAAGACTGCTCCTCCTACAATAGTAGCAGCAGTAGTAGTAACCCCAGTTATAGTATCACCTGTTTGGATTACGCCGTTAATATATAGCGTAAAATATGCGTAAGAAGCAGGGAATGTTGTGACAGCTCCAGTATCATCAGTGAAATCAGTGTTAGCAAAGGTTAAATCAGCTCCAGCAACAGTTCCCGTTGCTGCCGTACTCACAAATCTTCTGCCAGCGATAAACGGTTTAACAATAGCCATTTAGTATCACCTCTTTCAAGGGTTGACTCGGATAAGTTTTTAGAAAACTTGACCCTGTATTGTATACTATGAAGTTAGTTTATTTTTAGAAACGGCTTTTACAATAGTAAAAAAGTGTAATTATTATGTATATAATGTAAGTTCGTTCTGGTGGATTTAAAAAGATAAAGAGAATCTTTTAAATAAAAATTTCATTTTGTAGAAAAGGGAGAATGGCAATTGATTACGATTGAAGATGAATGGATGGTCGAAAATAAAGAAAAGCTCGATGAAAAAGATATTAAGAAACTTAATAAGTTCAATTATTTTGAAATGATTAAGAAAGGCGAAATACATTTAAATGCGTATGATTTTATACAAATGTATCGTTTAGTTCATCGGATTTATAAGAAACATACTAAATAAGATAGGAGCTAGTAATATGGCTTATAGTGGAGATCATGGTGCTGCGTTTGAGAATCTAATTAATTGGTCAAATGATATGTACAGGAGAAAGAACATAGCGTTAATTACAAAACGTGCTACACCTGTAGTTGTTACAAAGTTATTTAAAGATGGCAGAATTAAAGAAGGGTATTTTGAAAAGAAATCAACCGTTGACTATGACGGAATATATAAAGGGCGAATGCTTGCATTTGAAGCAAAAGCGACAACAAATAAGACAAGCTTCGCTTTACAAAATATATCACCACATCAAATTGAATATCTAGAACAAGCAGAAAAGTTAGGAGCAATTTGTTTCTTCTTAATTGAATTTAGTATAGAGCATTCTATTTTCTTAGTTCCTTTTGAATTAATAAAAGAATACATTCATGCAGCAAAATTAGGAGGACGTAAATCAATTCCACGTGCAGTATTTAATGATAAGGCTTATCTTGTAAAACCAACTGATAGAGCGTTAATAGATTACCTATACTATGTAGATAAGTTAGAGTGGGCAGCGATATGAACAAAAAAGAAACACGTATTGCAATTTTAGATTTACAAGAGAAACATTGTATGGGTTGTGCTTATAGATGTAGTAGGGATGTAGCACATTGTTGGACAGAATGTGAAACGGGAATAAGAATAAATGAGTTAGGTGTTTTATTAGGTGGTCGTATTGGTACGAAACAGAAGAAATCAAGAACAACTAAAGAGTGGAATGCAATTTGTAAGAAGACATTAACGCTTAGCAATAAAGGAATGACATATGTGGAGATTGCAAAGAAATTTGGTGTTACTACAGGAAACTTGCATATTCAATTGAAAAAACGAGGATTGAAATAATTAATTTCACATACCGTAATAATAAGAAGAATAAAAAACAAAAAAGAATAGTCCACATTTGAGGACGTTGATTAACTGTAAGAAACAGAGTTTTCTTGCACATAATCAGCGTCCTCTTTTTTTATTCCAAGGAGGAAGAATCCACATGATAGATTTAATCAAACAATATAAAGAAGCGTTAAAACAATTAATAGCTGCAAAAGAAAAGGCGAATGAAAAAGATGAAAAAATAATAAATGGAATGATTAGTGATATTGAAGATGATTTAAAGTGGATGCGTACAGGTAAAGAACCTGGAATGAAACGAGGCATTGAACGTAGAGCATCTTATCAAAGAGAAATAAAAGTAAATCCTCTGCTTATACAAAGATATTTAAGAAGTAAAGAAACAGAGTATGAATGGGATAAAGAACAAAAAGAAAACGCAATTACAACATGGGAGAAAATACAATTAGATGATGCTCTATCTACTTTAAGTGAAACGGAAAAGGAAATATTTGTAATGTACAAAGCGGGAATGTTTACACAGGAAGAAATTGCTAAAATGAGAGGTGTTACAAGGTCTACAGTTCAGCAGAATTTGCGTAGAGCAGATAAAAAAATTGCACAACAAGTAAAAGAAAGTCTCTTCTGTATGAATTGAAGGGACTTTCTTTTTTAAAACGATTAATTTTGTCATCATAATGCCACCTATAAGTGAAGGTTACCGAAACCATCTTCTATGGTAGGTGATTGAATGGACGTTGCTATTTCACCTCAGCGGTTCAATCGGCACTATTAGAAAATACTCAATTTGCGTAAGATGTTACGAACCTTATGCAAATAAAAATCTCTTGATTTCATAATATGTAATAAGAATAGTCTAAACGGTCTAGGAGAGCTTTTGCTCTTCTTTGAGCTGATACGTGCCTATCTATAGTGTCAGTTCAAAGAAGAGCAAAGATTTTGACGAAAGGGCAACTGATACATGGTTGCTCTTTTGTAATGTCGATTGGTGTCGAATTGTTAAGCTAGAAAATTGTCATTTCCTATCTGATAATGATAATAGGAGGTGATATCATGGATGTTAAAGAAATAGTTTATCATATATTACAAGCGATAGATGCTGGTGAAAAGAATATAACTGCTGATAACTTAGAAACCGATGAGCAAACATTTAGAGACCTATGTGAATGGATAGAAAATAAAAATTGGGCTATTGGTATCAATTGTCAGTATTATCAAGTTGATTTCTCAAATGCAAAGGTGACTATCGAAGGTAAGAATTATTTAATGCAAAAATCTATTTAATTTGAAAGCATTCCTTATGGAGTGCTTTTTATTATATAAAAAAGAGGACGCTCATATGGCGTCCTTTATGGTGTATTCTTTTTTTCTTTATATCCTAAATGCTGTTCTAATGCTTCTACAAGCATTTCAGAGAAATTGACATTTTGCTTTGCTGCATGCTCTTCTAAATAAGAAGGAAGAGTAACATTCTTTCTTTTATAAACAAGTTTGTCTTGTTTCCTTAATGGTGGCATCCAGACATCAATTAAGAAAGCATATTCATCTCGTTCTAATTCTATGTTCTCAATTGTTGAAGACTCCGGAATCGGATCGTTATCTTCTTCCATACCAGATAAATGAAGTCCTAATGCTTCTCTACCTTCTTTTAAAGCATCTTCTTGTGTATCTGCATGAGAAACGCAACCAGGAAGGTCTGGAAAGTAAATACCGTAACCATCTGAAGACTTTTCAAGGATAGCGGGATAAACATAATAGTCTTTTTTCATAATTTGTTTTTATAACGATTTCTTGTATAATTAGGGAAAGCAAGGGGCGGTTTATAACCAACCCGCTTGCTTATAGATTGAGCGAAGTGTACCTTTTGGAATATCCTTGCACGGATGTTTCACGGTTACTTTGCCAATCTTAGAAGGATGTTTGAACTGATGGTGGCTGCCTTCAATGTTCACTATAAACCATCCTTCTTTTTTTAACCTCTTAATTACTTCCCTACTAGAAATCGTTATTACCTCCTTTCAACTTTCTATATTTATTATAACACGCATTGCGATGCGCATCAAGGTGAAAAGGTGAATTTCTCTGTTTTTTTATATATTTTTTTAATGAATATCAGTATATTGAGCACCCGATTTGGGTGCTTTTTATTATGTGAAAATTACATAGGTGGTGTTTAGTAAATGACACGACATTATTTAATCGGTACATTAGTTAATTGGCGCGAAAGTATAGAAAGATTTCATTACAATAAATCATTACAGCGCTTAAAAAAAGAGTTTCAATTAAGTAATGAAGAGGCAAAAGAAATGTATGACAACACAATAAAATCCTTTTGGTTATCTTTCTATAAATGGTATGAATACAGACACCCAAAGTTATTAGAACTTATGGGACTGTAAGATATTCAAATGGCTAAAAAATACGCAAAGAAGTTTTATAAATCGACAGCATGGAAGAAATGTAGAGTTGCATATATAGCAACAACATTAGATGGGATATGTGAACATTGTAAAGATGAACCTGGTTATATCGTTGACCATATCACGGAGATAACACCAGATACTATAAACAATCCAGATATAACTTTGAATCATGAGAATCTGCAATACTTATGCTTACCATGTCATAATGCAAAGACGTTTGGTAAGTCCGTATTGATTAGAGATGATGTAATGTTTGATGAGAATGGTGATTTAATTAGGAGGGATTAAGGATGGGATGTAACGGCAAGTCATTAACTCAAGAACAAATAAATAAGTTGCAGTTCATGATTAATAACTATTCCAATAAGGGAATGGCTATTTGTACTTGTGATGTAGAACGGGTACTAAATAAAAAAGATATTGAACTAACTAAGCTAGAGAAAGCTGTTGCTCTTAGCATAGTCTTTAATGCTATTGATATTAAGGAACTAGATGGACATGTAAGTAAAGAAAAATTATCGGATGTACTTAAAGTATTTGAAGCGTTAAAAGAAGAGATAGATGCAGATAAAGAGTTAGAAGAAGAAAAAGAAGCTCATCTAAATATAATTAATAAACTAATAGATAATATATTAGCAGAAAAGAATCAGGAACAAAAAGAACCAAGCCCCCCCTTTCAAAAATAAATCAAAGCCCCCTAAGGGGACCGATAGGGGAGCTTCAAGTAACACACAAGTCATTTCTATAGGGGGTGTGGTCATGAAAGGAGTAGAATTTTATGAGCGATAATCTAGATATAGAAAAAGAAAAACGAATTAAGAGAGAGATGACACGATTAAACAGTTTATTGAAGAATTTAGATCCAAAGAAAAAAAGAGCTGTTTCTTCACTCATAAAAAATGCTGCTTTTATGGCTGTCACTTTAGAAGATTTACAAGAAGAAATTAATAAGAATGGTGTTACAGAACAATATCAAAATGGAGCGAATCAATATGGTATTAAGAAATCCTCAGCAGTAGAAGTATACAACACTATGATAAAAAACCATGTCCAGGTCATGAAGCAATTAACAGATTTGTTACCGAAAGAGCAACCTAAAGAAGAGGATGATGGGTTTGAAGACTTCGTGAATAGAAAATGAGTAAACAAGTAAAAAAGCAGTATCCGTTAACTTATAATCCAATCATTGAGTATTACAATCAAATCGAATCTGGAGAAGTAATTGTATCCAGTAAAGTTAGGCGGATATATAAAAAGCTTGTAGATGATGTGTATGATACGTCCTCTGTATTTGAGTATGATGCTAATAAAGCGAATCACGTAATAGAATTCATTGAGAATTTTTGCAAACACTCAAAAGGTAAATGGGGAGGTAAGCCAATTGAATTAGAGGTTTGGCAAAAAGCATTTTTAGCAGCTTCATTTGGATTTGTTCATAAGATTGATGGAACGAGAAAATATAGAGAAGTACTCCTAATTGTGGCTCGGAAAAATGGAAAGTCAACAATAGCTTCTGGGATTGGATTGTATTTACAAGTAGCAGATGGTGAACCAGGTGCAGAAATATATGCAGTGGCTACTAAATTAGACCAAGCTAAATTAGTTTGGTTAGATGCGAAAAGAATGGTTAAGAAATCACCAGTGTTATTAAAACGAATTAAACCATTAGTACGTGAGTTAAACGCAGATTTTAATGACAGTACATTCAAACCATTGGGTAGTGATTCAGAAACACTTGATGGACTTAATGTTCATGGAGCAATGATGGATGAAATTCATGCTTGGAAAGATAAAAATCTATATGATGTTATAGTGGATGGTACTTCCTCGAGGGAACAGCCAATGATATTTATGATTACAACAGCTGGAACCATTCGTGAATCTGTTTACGATATGAAATATGAAGAAGCAGAGATGCTTTTAAATGGTTTGGATGACCCAGATGGTTATAAAGATGATCGTTTCTTGCCAATTATATATGAATTGGATAAAAGAAATGAATGGACTGATAATACTAAATGGGCAAAAGCTAATCCTGGTTTAGGTACGATAAAAAAGACGGATCAACTTGAAACAAAAGTAAATAAAGCAAAAGCAAATTCTTTATTAGTTAAAAATTTATTAACAAAAGATTTTAATATTCGTGAAACAAGTACAGAAGCTTGGCTAACATTTGAACAATTAAATAATAAAGCTATCTTTGATATAGCGAAATTAAAGCCTTCTTATGGGATTGGTGGTTGTGATTTATCTTCAACAACCGATTTAACCGCAGCGAAGGTTATTTTTATGCTTCCAAACGATCCGCATGTCTATGTCTTACAAATGTATTGGCTTCCTGAGAATTTACTTGAACAAAGAAGTAAAGAGGATAAAATTCCTTATAATTTATGGGAAGAACAAGGGTTATTAAGAACGACACCAGGTAACTCCGTACATTATAAATTTGTGACGGAATGGTTTTTAGAAATACGTGATGAATACGGTATTTATATTCCGTGGATTGGTTATGATAAATGGTCCGCAAAATATTGGGTGGAGGAAATGGAAGGCTACTTTGGTAAAGAAGCAATGATTCCAGTTGCCCAGGGTAAACAAACTCTTTCTAGTCCAATGAAATTATTAGGAGCAGATTTAGAGTCTAAATTAGTAAATTACAACAATAACAGCATTGATAAGTGGTGTTTATCAAATACAGCCATTGATGTTGATAAAAACCTTAATATACAGCCGAACAAAACAAATAATCAACGTAGAAGGATTGACGGAACCGCAGCGCTTTTAAATGCATATGTGATACTTCAAGAAAAACGTAATGATTACTTAAATATGATTTGAGGGAGGTGAGGAATTGGGGTTATTCAACAAGATATTCGGTAAGAAACAACCACCTACTACGACTCGTTTTGAAATGATAAACGATAATGGAGGGGGCTTTTTCTCGTGGAATGGAAATATCTATCAGAGTGATATTATCAGAGCGTGTATACGTCCAAAAGCGAAGGCTGTCGGTAAATTAGTGGCAAAACATATACGAGATAATACAAATGAATTTAAAGTAAATCCAGAGCCGTATATCAGATTTATTTTAGAAGAGCCGAATCCTTTAATGACAGGTCAAATATTTCAAGAGAAAATGACTATTCAACTAGAGTTGAACCATAACGCATTTGCTTATATTAAGCGTGATGAACTAGGGTTTCCAACTGAAATTTATCCTTTGCCATGTGTAACTGTAGAAGTTGTAGAAGGAGTTCAAGGTGATATTTTTCTAACTTTTTATTTTAAAAATGGTAAGAGAATGACTGTTCCATATGTAGATGTTATCCATCTTAGAAAAGATTTTAATGAAGATGATTTTTTTGGTGAACATCCAGGAAAAGCTTTATCTTCCCTAATGGATATTGTTACAACTACTGATCAAGGAATTGTGAAAGCAATTAAAAATAGTGCAGTGGTTAAATGGATATTAAAATTTAAATCGGTTTTAAAACAAGAGGACATCGATGCTCAAGTTCAAAACTTCAAAAAAAATTACTTGAGCATTGATAACGAAAACGGTGGAGCGGCTTCATCTGATCCGCGTTATGATTTAGAACAAGTTAAACCAGAAGCGTTTGTTCCAGATTCTAAACAAATGCAAGAAACAACACAAAGGATTTATAACTTCTTCAATACAAACGAAAAAATTATTCAAAGTAAATACAATGAGGATGAATGGAATGCTTACTATGAATCCGAAATAGAGCCATTAGCAATGCAGCTTGCTGGAGAATTTACCAGGAAGTTTTTTTCGCGTAGAGAACGTGGATTTGGTAACAAAATCATTTTCGAAGCAGCAAGTCTTCAATATGCTTCTATGCAAACCAAAATGAACTTAGTTCAAATGGTTGATAGAGGAGCAATGACACCGAATGAATGGCGTTCTATTCTTTCTGTAGGTCCAATTGAGGGTGGAGACAAACCAATTCGAAGACTAGATACAGCGTTAGTTAAAGATGGGAATACGACTGTTAAAGGAGGTGGGGACAATGGACAAGACGGAAACAAGGGAAATAGTAACGCAGAAGATTGAAATTAGAGAAGATAATAATGGAAATCGGACACTTATAGGCTATGCAGTAAAGTGGGAAAAGAAATCTGTGGTCATGGGATATTACCGTAAGTTTCGTGAGCAATTTAAAAACGGAGCATTTACAGAAACGTTGCAAAATGATGATCAACGTTTTTTGTGGTCACACGATACATCCAAAGTATTAGGTAGAACGAAAAATACTACTTTGCGTTTAAGTGAGGATGCTGTGGGTTTGCGCTTTGAATTAGATTTACCAGATACAACTCTAGGCAATGACACTTACAAATCTATTAAGCGTGGAGATGTAGATGGTGTTTCATTTGGATTTAGCATGATAAGTGAAGAAATCCAAGAGCCGGATGATGATCTTATGCTCCGAACTGTTACAAAAGCAAAACTATTAGAAGTTAGCGCAGTAGCTTTTCCAGCATATCCAGATTCTGAAGTAAGCGCTAGGGGTTATGACCCGTATAAACATTTTACAGAAGAAAAAAAGCGCTCGGAAAAGCGTAAAAGACTATATTTACAAACATTATTATAAAAGGTGGACATTAACGTGAATAAAGAACAATTATTAAAACGAAAATCTGAAATTAGTGAACTATTAAGTGATGAAACTCGCTCTATTGATAACCTTGATGCGATTGAAACGGAATTACGAGATATTAATGATCAGTTGGCAGCAATTGAAAAACGTGAGCAACTTCTAAATGAGGCACGATCTATTAATGATGGTAATGTAGCAGGTGCTCATAAAATTGAGACTTTTAATACAGATCCATCGAAAGAGAAACGTGAGCTTGGTACAGATTCCCCTGAATATCGTAATGCTTTCATGGAGTATGTATTGCGCGGGGATGAAATTCCGGTTGAACTTCGTGCAAATGCAGTTACAAAAACAGGTGATGTGGGCTCTGTAATTCCTCAAACAGTATTAAACAAGATTGTTGAAAAACTTGAAGCAGTAGGAATGATTTTACCTTTAGTTACTCGTACAGCTATTAAAGGCGGTGTAACAGTACCAACTTCAGCAGTTAAACCAGTTGCAACGTGGGTTGCTGAAAGTTCTGGAAGTGATAAACAGAAGAAAACTACAGGAAGCATCACCTTCAATTATCATAAATTACGTTGCGCTGTAGCGGTTTCTCTTGAAACTGATACGATGTCTTTAGCGGTATTTGAAACAACATTAATTAATAACGTTGTGGAAGCTATGACAAAAGCGATTGAACAGGCTATTGTTAGCGGTGATGGATCTGGAAAGCCAAAAGGAATTCTAGCAGAAACTCCTGTCGAAGGACAAGCATTAGATGTTGCGAAAATCAATTACAAAACTTTAACGGATGCAGAAGCAGCGTTACCACTTGAGTATGAAGCAAGTGCAGTTTGGACAATGACTAAAAAGACATTTATAGAATTCTCAGCAATGACAGATACAAACGGTCAGCCAATTGCACGTACGAATTATGGGATTTCTGGTAAACCAGAACGTATTTTATTAGGACGTCCAGTTGTACTATGTAATTATATTGATAGCTTTGCAACAGCTACTGACGGAACAGCATTTGCTTTCTTATTTAATTACAAAGATTATGTTCTTAATACGAATTATCAAATGGGCGTTAAGAAATATGAAGACAACGAAACTGACGATCAGGTTACAAAAGCAATTATGATTGTGGACGGTAAAACGGTAGACAAAAACTCTTTAGTTGTCTTAAAAAAAGCTCCAGCAGCTTAATAGAGGAGTGATACAATGAATCATTTAGTCTTGAATGCTTTCATTGATAAAGAAACAAAAATCGGATATTCAAAAGGCGATATGTACGAGTCAACTGATTCGGGACGTATTGCCTTTTTAGTTGAAAAAAGATTTCTACAAGGAAATGCAGCGCCTTCAAAATTCCCTAAACATACTGGCGGTGGCTGGTATGAATTATCGAATGGTGAAAAAGTGCAAGGGAAAGATGAAGCAATATCGGCTGAAAAATCATTAAGAGGTGCATAACCATGATGTTAGTAGATGTTAAGAAAGCATTGCGTGTTTCTCATGATGCTCTTGATGATGAAATAACCGATTTAATAGAAGCAGCTCGACACGATTTAATGTTGTCGGGTGTTTCTTCTACAAAAGCAAATGATGATGCTGATTCGTTGATTAAAAGAGCAATTAAGACATATTGCAAAGCAGAATTTATTTCAGAAGCAAAAGAAGCAGAACGTTTCCAACAATCTTATAACATGTTGAAAAATCATCTCACTTTAGCAGGTGATTACAAATGAATGATATTTTATTGTTTCCAGTTGTAACTACTAATAAAGATGAATTAGGACAAGTGGAATTAGTGTTAGTGAGTTTTACAAGACAAGTATTTTGCGAGAAAAAAAGTGTTTCTCAAAGTGAGTTTTTCCAAGCTGGTCAAAATGGATTTAAGCCTAAATGTGTATTAATTGTTTACACATTGGATTATCAAGAAGAACAGAAAGTAAAGTATCGTGAAAAGGAATATAGTATTTATCGCACATATGAAAGAGACGATGAAAAGATAGAACTATATTGTGAGGTGAAGAAAGGTGGCTAATATTGACGATTTATCAAATGAAATTGCTAGAGAGTTACAAAGGTATACAAATGTGTTAGAGGAAGATATGGAATCCGCAAAGGAAGTAGTAGCAAAGAATCTTGTGGATGAATTAAGACAAAAAAGTCCTAAGAAAACAGGTAAGTATAGTAAAGGCTGGCGTAAGAAAAAGGATGGTAATGCAGTTATTGTTCATAATGCTTTAAAGCCACAACTTACACACTTATTAGAGAAAGGTCATGCGAAGGCAAGTGGTGGACGTGTTCCAGCTCAAGTTCATATTGCTCCGGCTGAAGAACATGCGATTAATGACTTTGTTGAGCGTGTCGAAAGGGCGATTGGGCAATGACATTAGGTGAATTCAAAAAAATCCTTGATGCTACAGGTTATCCTGTGGCTTATTCGCATTTCACCGAAACGCCAGGTAATCCTGTGCCAACACCGCCTTATATTTGTTACTTTGTAGATGGTTCTCCTAATATGCCAGCTGATAACAAAGTCTATCACAAAATAAATGATGTAACTATTGAGCTTTATACAATTAAAAAGGATTTAGTTGCTGAAGCCAGATTAGAACAAGTCCTAGACGATCATGAGATTCCTTATGAGTCGTATGGGATTTTTATTGAAACTGAAAAACTATTTCAAAAAACATACGAAACGAGGTTGTTATAAATGAATGAAAACAAGGTAACATTCGGTTTGAAAAATGTACATTATGTGCCACTAGATATTAAGGATTTCTTAGTTACATTCGGGACGCCAATTCCATTACCTGGTGGAGTCGAACTAACTTTTGAGCCACGCGGTGATTTAATTGAATTCTATGCAGATGACATGCTTTATTACGCGGCAAGTAATAACCAAGGTTATGACGGAGCATTAAATATTGCTACTATCCCAGAAAAATTTGCTATTGATGCACTTGGTGAGGAATTAGACGAAACGGATGGCGTATTAAATGAATTGGCAGATGCAAAAGGAAAACCATTCGCTTTATTATTTGAGTTTGATGGTGATGTGAATGCAACCCGTCATGTTATGTATAACTGTTCAGCAAGTCGTCCAACAATTGCATCTAAAACCAAAACAAGTTCTGCTGAACCAAATACAAATGAACTGAAGTTTGTTTCTAGCCCAATTGTTTTAGCGCCTGGTGGAAGACCAATGGTTAAAACGAAAACGACTGCTAAAACAACACAAGCACTTTATAACGATTGGTACAAAAAAGTGTATGTAAAATCACCAGCAGCACCAAAAGGAGCGTAATTATAAATGGAAAAGACGATTACTATAGACGGTAAACAAGTTCGATTAAAAAGCACAGCGGCAACAGTTAAGAAGTACAAAGCACAATTTAGACGTGATTTATTTGCGGATATGTTTGGATTAGGAATCATTTCGCCAATCACACCTCAAGATGGTTCACAGCCTACTATTGATTTAGCAAATGCTGATTTAAGTAAAGTAGATTTTGAAGTTATTTATGATTTGGTTTGGTTATATGCAAAAACAGCAAACCCAGAAATCGCCGATCCGATTACATGGTTAGATGGATTTGATGAATTCCCTATTTCTGAAATTATTCCAGAGATTATGGATCTGATTCAAAGTACGATGGGAGCAAAAAAAAAATAAAGAAAAATAATGAAGAGCAAGGGACTTTCGGTGATGAAGAGTTAACAACCGATATGTTCCTTGCTCTTTGTTATAAAGCGAAATTATCACATGGTGATTTAGAAGAAATGACGATTGGTGATTGTTTTGACTATATTGCTGAATTCGCTGAAATGGAAAATCCAAAGAAAGAAAAAGCAAGAAAAGCAACTCAAAAAGACTTTAATGCTTTCTAAGGAAGAGGGGTGAAGGTATGGCAGGAGGAAGAATTAAAGGGATTACTATTTCTATTGACGGAGAAACTACAGGTCTTCAAAATGCTTTAAAAGATGTTAATAAACGTAGTAACGATTTAACAAAGGAATTGAAAGATGTTGAACGGTTGTTGAAATTCGATCCAGGTAACATTGAAGCATTAGCCCAAAAGCAACAGTTACTTACACAACAAATTGATAATACAACACAAAAGTTAGATAAATTAAAGGCAGCGGAACAGCAAGTTCAAGAGCAATTTCAAAACGGGAAAATTTCAGAAGAACAGTATCGTTCGTTTAGGCGCGAAATTGAATTTACACAAGGATCACTTGATGGGTTGAAAAATAAGCTTGGAAACATGAAAGCTGAGCAAGAAAGTGTAGCAAGCTCCACTAGGCAATTAGAAACCTTATTTAGTGCTACAGGAAAAAGTGTTGATGACTTTGCAGGAGCATTAGGTAATCGTCTTGTAAATGCAATTAAAAGTGGGTCGGCTACAAGTCGCCAGTTAGAACAAGCAATTGGTCTTATTGGTCGAGAAGCATTAGGAGCTGGAACTGATATTGAGAAGTTACAACGTGCTCTCCGATCTGTAGATGCTGGAAATTCCATACAACAAGTACGAAATGAATTGCGAGAATTACAACAAGAAGCTACTCAAACTGAAAAAAAGTTTGAAGGATTACAAGTAGGGTTAGAAAATGTTATAGGTGGTATAGCAACTGGGGTCGGGATTGCGAATGCAGTTGAGCAGGCAATGGACATGTCAAAGTTAAAAACAAAGATTGATATCACTTTTGATGTTCCAGAGTCTTCGAAAAAATCAGTAGAAGAAGCTGTAAGGGGCGTAACTACTTATGGTGTGGATGCAGAAGAAGCCTTAGAGGGTGTTCGAAAACAATGGGCATTGAATAAGGATGCTTCTGATGAAACGAATGCGGCTGTAGTTAAAGGAGCGGCAACTATAGCTTCAAGTTATGCAGGGATTGATTTTAATGAGCTTATACAGGAAGCGAATGAGATTGGTGCAACATTAGGGATTACTAATGAAGAAGCTCTAGGATTAGTTAATACGTTATTAAAAACAGGTTTTCCACCGGAACAATTAGACATTATTGCTGAATATGGTGACCAAATGGTTCAAGCTGGATTTACAGCTAAAGAAGTTCAAGGAATTATGTCGGCAGGTGTGGATACGAAAAGCTGGAATATAGACAACCTATTGGATGGCGTTAAAGAAGGTCGTATTAAAATGGCTGAGTTTGGTGCCGGTGTAGATAAGTCCATGCAAGCGGTTTTAGATAAAACAAAGATTTCAGCCGATCAGTTTGAAAAATGGGGACAAGCAATTGCTGGCGGTGGTGAAAATGGACAAAAAGCGATGCTTGAAGCAACCAAGGCTTTAGCTGGTGTTGAAAATGCGACAGACAGAAATGCGCTTGGCACGAAGATGTTCGGTACCCTTTGGGAAGACCAAGGAAAGAAAATTATCGATACGATTCTAAAGGCAGAAGGTAAGCAAGTTGATTTGAAAAAAGGAGTAGAAGATTTACATGGAGCAACTTCTAAAATAGATGCAAGTCCAGCTGTTAAATTTCAAAAAGCTATGGAAGATTTAAAGATGGCTCTTGAACCAGTTTTATTAGTGGTAGCAGATCTTGTTTCTAAATTTGCAGAATGGGTTTCTGACAATCCGGAATTAGCAGCAACATTAGCGGCTATCGCAGTAGCTATCGGGGTGATTTCTGGTGCGGTTATGGCACTTGCTCCTATCGTTATGGCGGTCATGGGTCTGTTTGGTATCGGGGCAGGAATAGCCGCCACGCTTGTTGCTGTTGTTCCTCTTATTATAGCCGCTATAGCAGCCCTAGGTATTGCGATTTATAAAAATTGGGACGATATCAAGAAATGGACCATCGAGGTATGGGATTCGATTAAAGAATTTCTAATAGGAATATGGGACGGTATATCCCAATGGGCAACAGAAACATGGGAAAGTATTAGTGAATCTACCGCTTCTGTTTGGAATTCAATTAAAGAGTTTTTAGTAGAACTATGGAATGGAATAACGGAGTCCTTATCTGAAACATGGAATTCGATTGTTGAAACTACTACGGAAACATGGAATTCAATTGTTGAGTATTTGACTGGTATTTGGGATGGGGTAGTTGAAACATTATCAGAAGTTTGGAATAGTATCAGCCAAACTACTTCTGAAGTGTGGACAGCGATTAGTGATTTTTTCATTAGCACCTGGAATGGATTAGTTGCCTTTCTAACTCCTATTTTACAAGGCATTGCTGATTTCTTCTCTATGATTTGGAATGGTATTTCCACAGTTATTCAAACGGTATGGAATTTCATTACGCAATACTTACAGGCGGTTTGGACAGCTATTTTATACTTTGCTACTCCAATCTTTGAATCGATAAAGAGTTTTATTGTTTCTGTGTGGGATGCTATTAGTTTAGCTGCAACAACAGTGTGGAATGCTATAGTTGCTTTTCTTCAAGCTTGTTGGAATGACATTGTTTCGATTGCGACAGCTGTCTTTGAAACACTTAGAAATTGGATTGTGAATGTATGGGATGTTATTAGTTCCACCACAATGACGGTGTGGAATACAGTGAAGAATTTCTTACAAGCATGCTGGAATGGATTAGTCGCTATTGTGACACCAATTTTTGATGCAATAAAAAACTGGATTGTGAATGCCTGGAATACGATTAGTTCCACTACTAGCGCTGTATGGAATACGATTAAAGGCTTCCTTTCCAGTTTGTGGAATTCAATTGTTTCAACAGCAAGTTCTGTATTTAATAACATCAAAGAAGCAATTTCAACTGTATGGAATATGATTAGTAGTACAAGTAGTAGTATTTGGAATGGTATTAAATCAACACTCTCAAACATTTGGGAAGGTATAAAGTCAACCGCATCTTCTGTCTGGAATGGACTGAAAGATGCAATTATGACTCCTGTTCGTTGGGTAACAAGTGCTGTTAGTGGAGCTTTTGAAGGAATGAAATCAGCTGTATTAGGTGTATGGGATGGAATTAAAAGCGGTATTAAAACAGCGATTAATGGAATTATTCGTATCATAAATAAGTTCATAGACGGTTTTAACACACCAGCAGAATTATTAAACAATATACCAGGTGTTAGTGCACCAACTATTCCTCATGTACCGATGCTTGCTAAAGGCGGAAAGCCTGTAGGTGATGGTTCATTTATCACGGGAGAAGCCGGACCAGAGTTATTTACGAAGAAGGGTAATTCAATCACAGTTACACCTTTATCATCGAAAGAAAAATCACTTGGTATTACTGGGACTATGAATCAATTAATGGGTGATATGAGTCGTATGATGGCTAGTTCTATGAGCCAATTATCGGGTTTAAAGTCTGTTATGAGTGGCGTGTATGGAAGTATGTCAAATAGCAAACAGGCTATGACAAGCGGTGTATCAAATCAAGTATTTAATAACTCATTTGGACCATCTGGTGACGGAGCAATTCCGATGCTTGGTGGTGATTTGGTTGTTGAGGTTCCTGTTGTTATAGAGGGACGAGATGTGGCGCGTGGTACGTATCGATATACAACCGAGTACCAAGAAAGAGAAAAACAAAGAGACGCAGCCTTTTAGGTTTGGGTTTCTTTTATTTTATAAAGAAATGAGGTGTCAACATGAGTTCTTTTACATTTAACAAAATACGTAAAGACTTTATTCAAATTGCGAAAGGATGGAAAAGACCTACTTGGGCACCATTGAAACGAAATTTTCTAAACGTTCCAGGATATCCAGGCGCAAGATTGTTAAACACACAAACAGAAATGCGCGTTTTATCTATTCCGGTAGGAATTATAGTGCCTGATGGATCTAACTTAGAAAAGCTGAAAGAAGAAATTGCAAGTTGGCTCATAACAGATCAACCAACTGAACTTATTTTTGATGTAGAACCAAACAGAACGTATTTAGCAATTGTGGATGATAGCTTTGATCCAGATGAATTTGTAACACTTGGAATAGGAACGCTTAAATTTATTTGTCCAATGCCTTACAAATTAGGACCAATTCGAAACGCAAAAGCAAAACTAGAACCAAATAATATTATTAAAATGGATGCTTTGAATGAGGGGAGTGTGTTTTCAGAACCGAAATTCAAGATACAGGTAGAAAATCCGTCCACATTCATCGATATTATAAATAAAAATGGAAATCAACATTTTCGTATAGGATACCCAGTTAAGATAGATGAAACGCCAATAAGTCGGTATGAATTGGTTATGCATGATAAAGCGAATTCTCTAGTCGGTTGGACGGAAGTGGGAAAAGATTTCGTTTCAGATTACGGCAGCGTAGCGGGGAAAATGATAGCGGATGGCGCACGCATCATGCCATCTGATTACGGTCAAGGGCAATTTTGGCACGGACCAGCAGTGAAAAAAAGCATTACAGGTGGACCACTACAAGATTTCACACTTGATGCAATAGTTGAATGTCGAAACTTAAACCCTGCAACTATGGGACGTGTAGAACTTTATTTATTAGATGAAAACAGCGTTGTAGTTGGAAAAGTAGGTATGTTTGATGCATATAGAAATTCTAGTGAGAATTTTGGTGAAGTTATGGCGGGAAACGGTGATTACAATCATCTGATTATAGCGGAAACTGGTTATTATCGTACAACATGGAATGATTTTTATGGACGTCTACACATTGCACGAGTGGGCAATTATTGGCAGGGGGATATTGCTTTAATCGATGAAAAAGGAAATTACCATACAGAAAAATTTGCCCAATGGTGGGATACGGGCAATAGCTTTATGAAAAAGGTCGCTCAAATTGTTGTGCATATATGCTCGTTTAATGATGCACCATCATTAATTGCAGCTGTACATGATATTAAAGTGCAAAAAGTAAATAGCAATACAGAACGTCAAATACCTTATATTGTTCAAAAAGGAGATCTTGTAGAAATCGATTCATCGGATGCAAGTATTCGTATTAACGGAGCAGATGCGATAAATATAAAGGATTTTATGAGTGACTATATACGTATTGAAAAAGGAAAGAATGAAATCGAAATATCCCCAAACAACATTGGACAGGTAGATGTCACATACAGGGAGCGTTACAGATGAGTAAAACAAATAATCTATTACACGTTGTGGACTTTAAAACAGAACAAATCATAGGTGTTATCAAAGAACAGGATTATTGGGATGATTTACGCCAATGGGAGCTTAAAGATAACAAAGATAAATTTGAGTTTACAACAGCTGATGGTACAAAGATAGCGGCATCACTTATACAACAGAACTTTGTCGTTAAACAAACTCGTGGTGGTACTTTTGTTTCGTACATTATTACAGAAGTAGAACAAGATACAACAGGTCGTCCAAAAAAGATTTACGCACTTGGTGAACATACAAAGCTAAAGAAAGCAACTGTAATTAAACCACAAACTTTACAAGCTACTACAGTCAATGAATCTACGGACTTTGCTTTACAAGGTACAGAGTGGAAACGTGGGATTACTGAGTTTGTTGGTATACGTACCATTCATATTAAGGATTTTACAAATCCGCTTGATTTCTTAAAACAAATCGCATCTACGTTTGAACTTGAGATTCGTTTTAGAACAGAAATACTGGGATCTTTTATTGTCGGACGATATGTAGATTTAGTAAAAAAGGTTGGCCGTGACAATGGGAAAGAGTTTTTACTAGGAAAAGATGTACAAGGTATTCGGCGTATTGAGAGTAGCCAAGATGTAGTAACCGCTCTTGTAGGTGTTGGTCCGCAAAATAGTGAAACTGGTGAATTTCTCACATTTGAAGAAATAAACAATGGCAAACTTTATGTAGGAAACAACGATGCCTTGCAACGTTGGTCAAAAGATGGCAAGCATTTATTCGATATTTATTCACCGCAAACAGAAGATCAAGATATGACGAAGCAAAGACTTAAACAATTAACAGAAGCAGAATTAAAGAAACGAATTAATAGCTTTACTTTATATGAAGTAAATGCAGTAGCACTTGAAAAAGTGTTTGGTTTATCTCATGAAGCGGTTCGTAAAGGCGATACGGTACGAATAAAAGATACAGGGTTTAGTCCACCACTTTTCTTAGAAGCTAGGTTAATCGCAGCTGATGAATGTGACACTGATCCATCGAAAGATAAATATATCTTTGGTGACTATCGTGAAATCGCAGATACACGAAACCAAATCGATAGGTTATACGCACAAATCATGGGTAGCTTATCAAATAAAGCATCTAAAGAATTACTAGATACGTTAGATAAAAAGCTTCAAGAAAACGTAAAAGAAACAGAAGTCATTCGAAAAGAATCGGAAGCAGCAAAGAAAATCGCTGAACAAGTGGCTGAAAACTTAAAGAATAATACCGTTGATATTATGGAAGGCGTAAATCCACCAACAGAAAACTTAAAAGATAGAAAGACTTTGTGGCAAGATATCAGCAAAGGCAAGCCTGGTATTCTGAAATTGTGGAAGGATGGTAAATGGGATCCTGTTATTCCTGATGTGGAATCCGTTAAGAAAGAAACATTGGCACAAGTAAGCAAAGATATTGAGGCTACAAAAAGTGAATTAAATAAGAAAGTGGAAGAAGCTCAAAACGAAACTTCTGGACAATTCAAGGAAGTGAAAGAAAATCTCCAAGAGGTTTCTCTAACAATTAAAAATGTACAAAACTCTCAAGGTGAAATTAATAAAACTGTCTCTGAAATGAAACAAACCAACGAAGGTTTTACTAAATCTATTGCATCGTTAACAAAAAAAGACGGTGAAATCACTGAAAAATTAAATACAGTAGTAGAGACTTCTGAAGGCACAAAAAAGATAATCTCTGAGGTGCAGCAAACAACAAATAGCCTAAGTAAAACAACAACTGAAATTAAAGAGCTCGCTGGGAAGACTAGTGAAAAATTAGAGAGTGTTGAGAAGAAATTTGATGATATTAAAATTGGTGGTCAGAACTTTTATAAACAAAAATCCTTTGGTGCATCTGGGGGAACAAGCATAACGTATGACGATAGTAATAAATGGTGGAACATAACAATTCCTGCTGGGGCTAGTGGTAGTTGGAAAGGTATTTTATACAATTCTAAAAATGCTACGTTACTTGTGGGCAGAACATATACTATCAGTTACGAAATTTATGCTGACGAAGTTATCCCAACCGCAATTGATATTAACAATTTCGGTGTTACTACTGCTACGGGAACAAATGATAATGACGTGGTGGCAAAACGAATTATGCGTGTTCCTAAAACAATAGCAGGTCAATGGGTTAAGGTATCAGCTACATTTATAATGCCCGACAATATCACACAAGATTTCTACGACAATTCAGCTCTCGGTGTAGGTGGTGGATGGACTCCTACAAAAATCACCAACATTAAGATTAGAAACATGCAATTAGAGGAAGGAAATATACCAACAAGTTATCGCATTCCTTCAGAAGATCAAGTAACAACCGATGAATTCACCAAGAAAACAACCGAGATTGAAAAAAGTGTGACTGGAATCAAAGAAACAGTAACAAAAGTAGACAATAATCAAAGTGGATTTGATGAGCGTGTAACAGCAGTAGAGAAAACCGCTGAAGGTATTTCTCAAAACGTTGGCAAGATGCTAGAAACACAAACGGCACAAGGGAAACAGATTTCTGATGCTCAATCTACAATCAAACAACATTCTGATGCACTGGATCTGACTGTGAAGATGAAAGATGTTGAGAACTATGTAGGCGGTCTTGGATCTATTAATGAGATTCGCGACGCTGGTTTCACTCAAGGGAATAAATACTGGGGGTGGGCTACTGGGCACTCTATAGATTCTAACCTAAAGTATAAAGGATACAATTCGTTTTCTATGAACACTACAGGACAAACCCAGGATGTATGGTGGGGCGCTTTTAGTCAATTTATAGATTGTTCTCCTAATGAAGATATTGTTACTTCTGCTTACTTTAACACTGATGGAAAAGTTCCAATTGATAATGGTGTATTTATCGAGTTGGAATTTTGGCAATCAAATAAAACAACCCGAATTTCAACTGCTAGAGAAAGAGTTCAAATCATTAACAACACTTGGGTCAGAGCTATTTGTACAGCTAAAGCTCCGGCAGGAACTGGATTTGTAAGGTTTCGACCATACGTACAAAGAAATGGTAGAGCTTGGTTCTGTATGCCTATGCTGCAGCGAGGTAAAGTCGCTACAGAATTTTGGTTACATCCGAAAGATCAAACTGATGCTGATAAAATGATTGAAGATATTGCTAATAAAGTAGCTACCGATAAATACAATCAGAAAGTGACAGAGTTAGAAAGAAGTATCACAGCAAATGGAGAAGGCGTTTCAATTATTTCTAGAAAGCATGAAACCTTTGTAAACGACACATATAATGCTTACGTAAAAGAAACAAGCTCTAAGCTTCAAGTTCTTGATACAGGTATTCTAGCGCAAGTTAAAAAGGGTGACATCATTTCTGCTATTAACCAGACGGCAGAACAGATTCAAATTGATGTTGCGAAGTTGAAAATTAATGCTGATACCATTGTAAAATGGCTAACAGCAACAGGTATTAATGCAGATGTAATTAAAATCGAAAATGGGAAAGTTACGATCGATAAGAATGGTATTACAGCAAAAATGGCTGACTTCTTTTTTGAAGATGAGCGCGGGCAGAAATTTTCAGTAACA